AACAATCCTCGCACATCGTTGCCGCTAGGAGTGTTTGGAAAAACGTTGCCAACAGGAGGAGCCAAGCCTCTCCATAGCTTTGGAGATAAAAGCCTCAGATCCAACTCGCTAAATGCAGTTTGCATTTCAAAATTCCTTTCAAAAGCCAAAGTCTACCCGAAGTAAAGCCGGGTCTTGAAAAACTGGCGGGCGAATTTACCGTCTGCCCGCCAGAGACGCTTCTGTTCAATCTGCTGACTTTATGTCAGCAAACCTACTAGGCGGTTTCAGTCACAGTCTGAGTGCAATAACCACGGAAGTTTCCACGGCGATTGAAGCAAACCATTTGAACCGAGTCGTCCATGCAGCGAACGCGAACGTTGCTCATCTCTGGGTGCTGGAACGCCTTTCGCTTACGCATTTGCCGACCGGCAGCGTAGTAAGCCTTGAAGGTCGCCCAGTTCACGCCGAGGATGACACCATCGGTGCGAGCATTGACGCTGTTTTGGTTCGTCCAAGCTGGAACCCAAGTCATCGGAACACCACGGACATACACGGTTCCGCTGTGAGCAGCCATGTCGTCCCCGATGTTATCGTTGCCGAGCTGGAGCAATCGACGACCTGAAGCCAAGACGCTGTGAGTGGTCAACAATTCCCAATCGCTTCGCTTTTGGCTAACGATGTCAGGACGTTGAACAGGAGGCGTAAATTGGCAAAGATCCATCGAGTTGATAACCTTCTCGACAAAATCACTGCGGCTCACCGAAGTGTAAGGGAACGTGCGGTTTCGCCATTGTGGATACTGGGTGCAGGAGATACCTCCAACACCGTTAGCACTCCAACCAACAGGCTCGAAGCCGTTGAACCCTTCCGGAGCGTTGTTCTCCGTCACACTGTCGTTCGTGGCGGTGATCCACCAGAGCAACGATGCGACCGAGAACGGTGTCTGGGTTGGTGCAGTCGGCCCGGGGCCAAACACCAAGTCTTCCATGCCCGTGTAGAACGATGTCATGAGGTCACGTTCCATGTCCTCAATGTAATCGTAGATCTGCCTTCCGCCGGTTCGGAAGATCTCTTCGTCGATGTCGTAGTGGTAGTTGTTCGTGGTCAACGCCCACTTCAACTCGCCTTCGTCCAGAGTGTTCACGCGAGTCGATGAGTCTCGGTGATACAATCCGACCGTTTGGAAGTTGTCGTTGGTGTTGACTTTGACCTTCCACTTGCACTGCGACGTACTCATCGTGTCTTTTTTCAGGTTGCCCGAGAAAAGACGCGAAGCATACTTGTACTCCTGCAACGACAAGGACAAATCCTGTGCTGCAAGCATCTCCTCACCAGCGAACTTCTGGTGAATACTGTTGACGAAATCGTCAATTTGCTCAATCGATAGTGCCATTTGGCAACTCCTTTACTGGTTACGACCCTTCGAGCTCTCGATAGAGCCGATCCGCTTCATCGCGAGGATCTTCGCGTGGAGGCTGCGGTCTTGTCGGGCTTCCACCCTGACGAAGTTGGCTCTGCCTTGATACTTTTTGGGTCTGCTGTTTCAAACGTTTCTTGGTGATTTCGTCCGCGAAAACCATGTTGGCTACTTTACCAACTAGATTATCGTTTAGTTCCGCAGGACGACCGAGGCGTTCAAGACCGATCAGTTGCGCTTTGACAGCAACATGAAGTTCTCTGCGCCGCTCGAGCTCTTCGTCGGACTCACTCCCGGTCTTCCCGAAAAGATCGGAAAATCCAAGTTGATCGACGTAACTGTCGAACTGTTGCTCTTCGGCTTGAGCATTCACATCAGCAAACCTCGCTTCGAGCACCGACAGTCGCGATTCGTAATGATCGTTTAGTCGCGTAAACTCGTCGACGATCTCGTCGTCATAGAGATCCTTGCTAAGTGAAACCTCATACCGATTGCTACCCTTTCCAACAGCATCTTCTTGCTTGGCTTCTTTCTTGCTGAATTGACCCTTCTCGTTTCGAGTCGAGCCTTCGTCGTTGTCAGCCAACGCCTTGCGTCCAGCTTCAAACGCCTTCTTATCAAGCAACTTCAAAGCCCTATCTAACTCCTCGCGACTGGCAAACTCCGACAAGTCTGACTCGTCGATGCCATACGCGGCAACCTCGGCTATCACCTTGTCGTTGACCCACTTGGGAGCACGCGACTCGTCGCCGGAAACCTCGCCTTGATCATCATCATCGGCGGCACTGCTGGAATTGTCCTCAGCAGGTGTTTTGTTGATTGATGCAGTGTCACTGACAACTTCCGCATCTGACTTGCGATCGCCCATGCGCTCTTCTGCCACTTCTTTGGCAACAGTATTGGCATAATCCTTGATTTCATCGCTCGTCATGTCTTCGTTTAATTCGATAGTCTTACTCATCCCCATAGCCTCCGTCTAAATCCCTGAAACCGCGCATTCGCAGAAATTCGTTGCGTGCGCGACGACTTGTGAATCGCACCTGACCGCTATCCATTACAGCGGCACCCTGAATCCTGTGCTTTTTGATCAGATCTCGAGTTTCGCCAACTTGGCTTTTCATGACACCGCATCCATCTGAAAAAAGCGGGTCGTGCTCGGTGTAGGTGTTTGCCGCCATGGATGGTTTTTCGAGCCAATCTGGCTTGCGAGGAACAAGCTTTTCAAGCTCTTGCTCGGTGACAAACTTGCCTTTGTACTTGTATTTGACTATGCTCATTATCCAGCCCCCTGCAACATCGAGTTTCTTTGTTGCGAATTGATTTGCGGGTTTCCGCCCATCAAGGTTTGTATCAATGCGTTGTTTCTGGCGGCTTCTGTTCCACCACTACTGATATTCCTTCGGATTGTCTCCCTGGTCGTCGTCGGAGACTGGCGAATCGTGTTCTCGTCGCCACCTAACATGTCCGAAGGGTTTGCAAACGTGATGAATCGCTTAAACTCTGGTCGATTTTTCAGCCTTGCGATCTCGTCAACAATTGCCTCTGCGTCAATCGAGGCTCCCGATGCCTGGAACATCGGCCAAAGCGGTGCGATCTCACGCAACACCTGGAAGAGCTCCTGAAGCTTCTGCTCGGGAGTTTTGAAAACCATGGAGTACGGTTCCACTCGGAACTCATAATCGTCAAAGCTTCCTTCCCTGTAACCTGGAGTCCAATCTGAATTAACTTCGATACCAGTGTTACCAACAGGCATAGATGTTTTGAGCTCAAGTGTCGAATCCTCCCACATGAGACGACCAAGATCCAAGATGCACTCCGAAGCAAACGAAACAACAGACATTCGCATGTCCGCTACGTTCTTCGATACGTTTCCGTGAATCAGTTCTTCCTGGCCGAGTGTCGATGCCTGCTGACCAAGCCCACCCATCGCTTGAAGGTTTCCAGCGAATCGATCGTATTCCGACTGTAAGAAGGTAGCCAAAGCCATGTCTCTTTGGTCGATACCGCCAACCTCGAACTGCTTGATCTGATCTGGACTTCGACCTCTGTACCAACCGTTGCGCTCTGATGTCCTGATTCGCTCCGCGTCGTCTTCCATTCCTGGTGGATAGATATTCACCTTGCGATGGGAGTCAGAATCATCCTCCATTCGCCTGTGCAAGCGGTTCTGTAGATCGTGCATCCCTTTAAGGTTGATCGCTGGAGACGTTGGTATCACATTGTCTGGAGTGTCACCAAGCGACAGGAACTTGTATGGGCCAGCTTGTGATCCGATCCAATCGCGCTCGATTAGAGGCGGCAAATCTTGCTGATCACACACCATGGTCGCAATGGAGTTGTTCTCTGCGATCCATACGTCCATCAACCAAACCATATCCTTCAGGTCGTCATCCTCGGCGCTACCCCAGTCAGATCCAATATCCCTGACCGCACCAACAGAATCCTGATGCTGCCTGGAGGTTGGTTTCAGCTTATCCCTGACCTTCTTGTCGTACCCAGGCTCGTCCATCACCTTTTCGTAGTCAGCTCGGTAGCGATGACCACAATACCGCATCTTGCTGAGCTCTCGGGCTGGCATGTCGAGTATCAAATCGTCGATCGATACGCGATTGAACCACGGCTCACCTGGATCGAGCCAAACATCTTCCTCGGCTTCTAGCAGTCCATGGAAGCGAGTGTCAGTGTCTCGCATCATGACCACGCCACAGCCAAGGCAAAAGAACGCATCCATAACGATGGCTCGAAACGTCTTGTCGAGAGCCATGTCACTGATGAGTTTCTTGAGGTTTACCTCGAAACGCCTTGCGAACGGAAGCATTTCCATTCTTGAGGTGGACACCAACACGCTCGGGTTGTTGGCGGCGAGGGCAACCGTATAGATACGTGCCGTCTGGTTCATCAGATTAACCAGAGTCTTGTTCTCTGCGCCTGATTCGGCGTACCAAGAACCGACATAATCCCTGATCAACTCTTTGCGGACGCGACGGAATGGCTCCATCGCATCGCGAGACGAGCGAATCGCTTTTAGAAGTCTGCTTCGTTTTTCAGGGTTGGATAAATCGAACATTACCAGTCAAATCAACTTCGGAATTTTCCGGTCGATTTTGGCTGGGTCTTAACTCCAACACAAAACTAAACTTTGAAATCAGCTTATTTTTTTACGCTAGTGCCATACTTGGATCCATCAAGGACGGCTTTTGCGTTTGTTAAGTTTGTGCCCGCTTGTGACCAGAGCATTGACTTCTTTGCGTCTGTCGCAGCTCTACACTGGTCTAGCGTTCTTGCGAGTGCAGAGTTTATCTTATCAAAAACCTCGTCCCCTGGCTTCAAGAGCCCGTGCGGTGCTCTCTGATAAGCAAGTTGCAAAACGGATTGAGAATAAAGCTGAGCCGCTTCGGGGTCAACCGAAGCCTTCACCTGATCAGCAGCCTTACCAATCGTCGATTGAATTTTTTCGCTTAGTTCTTCAGTCTCCATTACACCCTTTCAGGTTTTATCCTTGAATCCTATCGCAATACATCACGTATTCCGAACTTTGGGCTGCCAGAACTGACTACATGTCGTTCCTGACGTTCTCTCCATAAAAAACTACCATACTCTGGAATCTGTCCGTTTTCAATATCGCTGTCAACTTTAGAATCCAAATTCTCACCAGAAAATACCAACCAAGCACCAGCAGCAGCGATCGCTCGGTCTCCGTGGTTCTTCTCGGTCGCACCCTTGTTTTTCGTCGGAGAATGGATGATTCTTCCGTTTTCCCACTCGTACTCGCCGCACTCCTTGAGCATTTCTTCCGATCTCGGAGTGTAATCGCCCTTTTCCATCGCCAAGGCAAATTGTTCAAACATATCGGCTTTGTCGGCATCCCTGCAAGGAAAACCAGCCTTCCTGGACTTTTTCTGCGATCCGAGCTGCGTAACGTCTCGGTAGAAGATGTTTCCGTAGTTGCACACTTCGACGACCTCTTTGGCGAAACCTCCCGAGACACCTGAGTCTTCCCAGCCAAGCAATGCTTTGCGCATCCAAAGGCACAAGCCGACGACCATCCTGGCGAATGGGCGTGGCTCAAGCCCTTTAATCACGTACTCGAGTATTTCTTCCCCTGTTCGATTGTCGATACCAGAGGCTACCGAATTGGACGAATAGGCGCCGACACCACCAGAGGCGATGTCACAAGCGATCGCAAACGGCCCAAGCGGTGGACTGTTGTCTATCCCGGGCTTGAACCACAGCGACAGCGGCCCATCATCCCGAGGAACGAGACCCTTGAGCTCGAGCGTTTCGCTGTCAAATATCGGCGTTCCTCTCCAAACAGGCTTCTTTCCGTGGTTTTTCTTCATCCGATCGAGCAGATCTGGCGAGAAAACCTTACCAGAGGATCCCTTGGCATCCATGTCGAGCTCGCGTGCGATGTACCGAGGCGTAGCTCCGGGAAGCAGGC